AGCAAGCCGGGTGGCTTCCTTGCCCAGGTCACCGAGCGAGGACTTGGCTGCCGTCAGTGCAGCATCCTGCTGCCGGACCTCTTGGGTCGCAGCCTTCAGGGAGGTGTTCATCTCGGCGCTGGCGCTACCAAGGTCACGTTGACGCTGGGAGACGCGGGTGAGCTCATCACTGGCTTCGCGAGCCGCCTGACGCTGACGCTCCAACGCCAACGCAGCCTTGTCCACGACGTCACCGACCGTTGACAGAGCCTTCAGGTTTTGCGCGTTGGTACGGAGTTTGGCCAGCTCCAGGCCGAGGCGAGAGAGCTGGTCATCCGCCTTGCCGGCGCTGTCGCCAACAATCTTCTGTTGGTCGGACAGGTCTTTCAGGGACTTATTGATCTGATCGAGGTTTTTGGTGGCCTCGTTCTTTGCCCTGATAATGAGTTCTACATCACCCTTCGCCGCCATCGGTCAGTCTCTTGATAATTTTCTGGAAGTCGCGTCCGGCCTCTTTGTTGAACAGCGAGGAGACGGCCATCTGGAGCAGCAGGGTTTCGGTCGCCATGACCTGGTTCAAGCGGCTGGTGACCAGGTCAGACTCCTCCCACACCTTGTGGATCGGGTACTTCGCTGCGTCGTGGTGACCGTTGGCCAGCAGCAGGCTGACCTGCCGCCGGATGCCCCAGACCCAGCTGTCGAGCGTTACTGGCTTGCTTTCGCGGCCAGCAGTTCGCCCATTCCGCCGTTCACGCTCCCGAGGACCTTGATCACCGTCTCCATCGCTTTTCCCAGGTCACCTTCGGTGCTCAGGGTGATGGTGAAGATCTTGCCAAGGGCGTCGAGGTGCACACCGGCACCGAGCTTGGACAGCTTGTTACGGTCGTCCTCGTCGGCATCGGCGGCCAGGGCCACCACGTCGAGGATCAGCGCAGGCGCGCGAGTCACGATCTGCTGCAGGATCGGCGCGAAGTCGGACAGCTCGGTGCTGCCTTTCTGGGCGTCGGTGATGAATTCTTTGAACAAGCCACGCAGATCCTCGCCGTGCTGGCGGATCAGGTGCTCGATGTCGGTGAGGTTCAAGGCCCGGACAGCAAAGCTGCCCGAGCCAACCTGAACTTCGACCGTCGGGATTTGAATATCCTTCAGGGCCATGAGGGCTTCCTTCGATTATGCAGGCTTGTAGGGCTGGCCGTCGGCGTAGATCGCTTCCAGGGCACCCTTCTTCAGGATCTCGATGGTGAACGGCAGGACCTGCCAGTCGTCACCCTTGAGGTTGAAGTCGCCATTGGGGGTCAGGCGCACGCGCGGCATGTAGTAGTCGATGTTCTTGCCGGCCGGGTTGTTCGCCAGGTAGCGCAGCGAGCCCTCGATGGTCATCGACTTCGAGATCACGCGGTCGCGGGTGCTGGCGTCGACGGTGTAGGCGATCGACAGATTGTCGCCGTTAGCGATCTTGGTGGCGCTTTCCAGGATCGTCAGACGGCCACGGACCGCATCGAGCACGTAGTCGACACCCGCAACCGGCACGTTGGCAGCAACGGTGCTGTTGGTGATGGTCACCGCCGACACCTGGCGGACGCCGGCCGGGTCAGTGGGGCTGGTGCCCAGCTGGTACGACAGACCGCGCTCGACGCCTTGGATCGGCTCGGCTGCAACGGTGCGGCTGGCAACGGTCAGGGTGGCAGCTTCGCCGAGGAAGAACATCGCCAGGTTCTTCATGTCGATGTCGTCGAGCGACAGGCCACCGGAGTAGTCCTGCTGCAGGGTCACCGAGGCATCTTTCACCTTGATCCCGCGGTCGCTGTTCCAGTGGTCCAGCGTTTCCTGGCTGGCGCTGTAGCTCAGCTCCGGGCTGTTACCCAGGTAGCGCTCACCGCCAGGTACGGTGGTGCCGGGTTTGTACTGGCCGAAGTGCACTTCCCCTCGACCCAGCGTGTAGTTGTTGATCCTGTCTTCCGAACCAGCCATGTGTCACCTCTTTGTTGAATTTAAAACCATCAGTTGAATGGTAAGTCAAGCGTATGGTTCTAGCAGGTTCTCGACCAGATCTAGTTCCACCTTCAGCCAGAAATAGGCTTTGTACGACGCCTCATCGGGTGGTCGAACGACGCCCCGGCTGAACCTCAGCGCGGTAATTATACCGCCCATTTGCAGGATGTCACAGCCTCGCCGGTTCGGGTCCTCGAACGGCATTCGTGTCATCTCGACCAAACGCTTCTGCACCTCCGCCAGCAGATGGTAGCCGGGGTCGGTGGGGTTTTCCTTGTCATCCTCAGCCCAGCCCTGGATCAGCAGCTCCCAAGGGCCTGCCTTCGACGAGCCGCCCAGCGGCGCCTGCAGCTGATCCTTCTCCAGGATCGACTCCAGGATCGAGACCATCGGCACCGGGTCGTTGCGATCGAACACGTCCCGGCCGCGGTACACCGCCCGGCTCAGGTCGTGTCGGTACCCATTGGCCGGGGTGATGGCTTGCAGCTCTTCGGTCAGGCGGGTGAGCACCCGCAGGCGCAGCGGATCGGCGTAGGCCATGTCACAGCTCCATCAGTCGCAGGAATTCACGTTCGACGTACTCGGCGGCCTGCTCTTCCTGGCCGGGGATGATCTCCTTGAAGGCCTGATCAATGCTCGGCCCATAGAGCAGGTAGAGGCCGGCGCCGACCTTCACGATGTTCTTCTTGTTGGCCAGCCGTTCGCCTTCCTTGAGGCGCATGGCCAGGCCCAGGTTGCCGTTCTTCAGCTTCATCAGGAACGCGCGGCTCATGCGCTTGGCGGCGCTGGCGCTGACCTGCACGGTGACCCCGGCCTTGCCCGGCGCCTGGTTGCGGTTCTTCACGAAGCGGGCCAGCGAGGTGGGGCGGTCCCGGCCGCTGATCGTACCCTCAAGCGTGGTGCCGGCCGCTCGCTTGGAGACGCTCAGGCGCTGCTGCAGGTAGCGTGCGGGGAAAGCCAGGCCTTCGCGGATCTCGCGGTCACTGGCCGTGCGGGTTCTGTCGAGGGCGCGGTTGATCGCGTTGCGCGCGTTGCGCAGGATCGACTCGTCCAGATTCTCGATGTCTTCGAGCGAAGAAAGGCCCTCGACGACCACCACATAATCGCCCGACATCACGCACCTTCGGGGGCCGGGAAACCGCACCAGGGCGCGGTCAGGTCCCAACCGAACTTGGCTGCAGATCCGGGCTCGACCTTCGCGACGAAGGCCTTGGTGGTGATGTCGTCAGGCTCGGCGACGTTGTCGATGTAGTAGGCGCCCATGTCACGGGTGATGACGTAGCCATCGCGCTCAGGTGCCACGCCCTGGTCGTTGAGGAAGATAATGCTGGGGGTGACTTCCCGGCGTTCCCCGAAGCCCGCTCTCACGTTCTCCAGGTCGCCGATAAGTTCGAATTGGAGGTGAAGGCGAACAGTCACCTTCACCGGCGCATCCGTGCGCGACTTCAGGTACCACACGGGTTCAGCCATGGCCTGGTGAAGGTCACGTCGCGCTGCCCGCTTCTGGTCCCTGAAGGTCATCATGTTCAGACCAGGCCGTCTTCTTTGGGCTCGCGGTTGGCCAGGATGGCCGCGCGCAGCTGATCGACGGTTTCGTCACCAGTCAGGTCAGGCACCTTTTCATCGGCAGCCAGCTGCACCAGCTGCTCTTTCTTCAGCTTGGTGACATCGACCTGGGACTGGGTCGCAGGATTGCTAGCCGCGGCCACCTGGGCTTCGGAAGGAGTCTTGCGGGTGAAGACCGGCAGGCCCTTGTCCTGGGAGGCAACGAAACCGCGCACGGCTTCACGCTCAGCCAGGAACTCGGTCTCCTCGTCGGAGGCTTCGAAGACGTGCTGCGGAGGAATGTGCTCAGCCAGTTGAGTGCCGGCGGCGGTGAGCATCAGAGCGTGAACGGATACCAACTTATTCATGGCATTTACACCTTTCAGTTGAGAACAAAGGCGGCCTAAGCCGCCCGTTCTGGAAGATTACACCACCTTCGCGAAGAGGGTGTTGTTCGGGTTCACCGGCACCGCCAGCGGCGAAGACTGGGTCATCACGTAGGTGACCGATGGGTCTTCGTTCTTCCACTGTTTCGGGAAGACCGGCAGGGCCTGGAGCTGGGCGTCGGTGTCCAGGATCGCGCCGTAGCACTCAACAAACTCGACGTTCGGACCGGTCAGGAGCACGCCGTCGGCGTCCATGAACTCCTTGATGGTGCCGTCCATGTCTTCGTACCAGTCCGAGGTGGTCCAGACCTCGTAGTTGCCCAGCTTGAAGATCATCTCGCTGTAGTCGCCGCTGCGGATGCTGGCCGGTGGAATGCCGTCAGTACCGCGGATCAGCAGATTGCGAGTGGCCTGCACCTGCTTGTTAGCCAGGAACGCACCGACCACGTTCTTGCCGATGGTGATGCGCGTCACAGGGCCGCCGAAAGGTGCACGACGGATCTTCTCGACCCAGCTGTTCAGCATGTCGACGATCGGTGCGTCTGGGTTGGACCACAGATTGGCGCCGGCCAGGGTGATGGTGTGGCTCGGGTCACGGCCGAAGTCGACCAGAGTGGATGGGTAGTCCATCCCTTCGATGGTGACCTTGCCGTACAGCGCGGCCTGAGCGAACAGCCACTCCATCCGGTTCTCGATGCCGAGGCGGTGGGTGCGCAGGATATCGCCCAGGATCTGCAGGTAGCGCTGGTATGGCGACAGGGTGTTGGGCGTGAAGATGTCTTCGCCTGGACGACGCTTGAAAGCGCGCTCAGGGCTGATGGCATCTTTCGGCTTCACGTAGGCTGGCTTGAAGCGAGCTACGCTGGCGCCTTCCTTGTACATCGGGCGGCCCTGGTTCATCGGGATCACGAACGGCGCCAGACGACGGGTCTCGGTGATCTTGTCGAACTGAATCCACTCGTCGGTGGAGACGTACACCGACGCGGCCAACAAGCTGCGGAAGTAGTTGATGGGCGCTGGTACCCAGCGGTATTTGCCCAGGAGCGATACGGTGTCCTGTGGACGGATTTCGATAGCCATGGTTGCTCCCTGACTCAGTTGTTGTAGTACGGACGCTTGACGTAGAGCTGGCTGCTCGCCAGATCGAACGCCTGCAGCCGTTCAGCGTCGGTGTCCCAGGCTGCCGGCCAGTTGATCGGCCCCTTGAGGTTCAGGCAGCCCGCCTTGTAGACGCCCATCGAGCCGGCCTTCAGACCACCCGGTTTGAGCGTGCCGGTGGTCAAGGCGTTGGCCTTCACGTCACCGGTGCCATCGACCACGGTGATCGGGCCGCCGTCGTACTCGACGCGCACGGGGGTGAATTTCGGGATGCCAGCAGCGGCCTGGGCAGCGGTGTAGGTACCCGCGATGCTGACAGGGGCTGGAGTGTCACCAGCAAACAGCTCCTTGAGGCCGCCGATGGTGTCAGTCTGGTAGTCGGCCAAGCCGACGTCTGGGTAGAGCGGATCGATAGCCATTACTTGTTCTTCCCGTAGCCGGTGGCGGACAGGAAGGCTTGCTCTTCTTCCTGGGCCGAGGTGAGTTTTTCGGTGTCGTTGCCGCTGCCGAGCTCAGGATTATCCTGGCCCATGGCCGCAGCGAAGTCGGCGCCAGCAGGCTTGGAAGCCCCGGCATTCTCGGCTTGCGATACTGCCAGAATGCCCTTGGCGTCTTCAACAGAAAGTTGACCATTCAACGCCAGGTGGGAAGCCATGGCAGGGCGAGACTTCGCCTCGTCGCAGCCCAAGATGGCCTGTACGCGGGAGCGCTCTGCAGCAGCACCCTCTTTCAGACCTTCAGTTTTGCCCTCCGCACGACCTTCGGCGCGGGCGTTATCCAGGTCGGCCTGCGAAAACGTCGCTTGCTCCTGGTCGTTTGGTTTTGGCATTTCATCTTCCTCTTCGCTGTTGTCCGGCTCGCCGGAGTAGGCGGCCATGGCTTCGTCAAACGCCTTCACCTCGTGCGCGAATCCGATCGCAATCGCTTCCTCGGCGCCGTAGGTGAGCGCTTCGGTGTCGCGGACGACGGATTCACTGATGCCGAGATTTCGTGCAGTGGTGCTGACGAAGATAGTGTACATGCTGTCGATGCGCTTTTGGATGCGCGCCTTCACCGGTTCGGGCAGTGCCTCGTAGGCGTTACCGTCGACCTTGTGCTTGCCAGCATGAATGAAAGTGATCTTGTAGCCTTCTTTCTCCAAGGCCTTGGAGACGTCCATGTGGGCCGTGACCACACCGACGCTGCCCACGCCCGCCGTACGGGTCATGGTGATCTTCTCGCCGACGGTGGCCCAGGCAAACGCAGCCGAGTAAGCGGCTTCGTTCACGAAGGACTGGATTGGCTTGGTGCCGCGCATGGCGAAGGCCCTGTCGGCGCTATCGAAGCAACCGGCTACCTCACCGCCAGGCGAGTCGATGACCATGGCGATGCGCTCGACCTCATCGTCAGCCCTGCCGCGCTCAAAGGCCTTGACCAGGTAGGCGTAGCCAGTAGCCCAGCTGCCCAGCTGATATGGGAAGTCGTTGAGCAACATACCCTTGACCGGGATCAGCAGCGTGCCCTTCACCACGTTGTAGGGGCGGTAGTAGGACATCCAGCTGTCAGCCGACGGCCAGAAGTCGTCGTGCGCCAGGTACTCGACATCTTCGTTCTGGCTACGCGCTTCGAGCTGAGCGATGCCAGCCGAGATCATCGGCAGACCTTGGGCCAGCCAGTCGGCTTTCTCAGCGCTGACCAGCACAGGGGTGTTGCTGGCGAAGCGAGCCGCCAGGACGTTACTCATCGGACTTGTCCTCTTTGGTCTCGCTGCGCGGTGCGGCC